TCTGTTGATGCACAGCAAAACGAGGAAACCCAAGACAATCCTAAACAAAAAGCTGTAATAGATACTATAAAGAAGTTTGAAGGAGCTAATGTAGAAGGAAGTTTAGCAGATAGACATAATAACGATGGAGCAGTAATACATACTCCAGGTATGGAAAGACTAGCTGAAGAACTAGGTATAAGCATAGAAAAAGGTCAAGAGTTTAAAGGATCGGATGGAAAGCCTTATAACACAATACAATTTGCAAGTAAGGAAGATGGTGCAAAATTATTATCTGCATTAATAGAAAGAAAAATGGCAGACCCTAAGTTTAATAACTTTACAAGCAAAGAAGATGTTAAGAAATTTGTAGAGGAGTACACAGGACTTGATGCTGACTCAGCTACTGTAAAGAACTACACAGATGATATGTGGAAGAATATGAACAAAATTAAAGGTGGGATGGCTAGTATGAGTCGTAGACGCTCTTACGAGACTAATCCTAACGAAAGATAGTGGAAACCTCAGAACAGGCTAAAAACAGGAAAAAGAACGGTCAATTTGCACCAGGACAATCAGGTAATCCAGGTGGCAGACCTAAGTCTGGGACTACTATTATAGATAAATTTAGAGAAAACGAAACATCACAGGTTGTGATAAATAAGCTCTTTGAAATAGCAAGTACACTTAACACAGATGATGAGCATAAAGAAGCGATGAGTGCAGCTAAAGTAATAGTTGATAAATTAATACCATCACTAAAGTCTCAAGAGATTAAGATGGATATTGATAACGAACGTGGATTTGTGTTTATGCCAGAGCAGAAGGCAAGTGACAAGCAATAAAGTTTTGTGGAAACCACATCCTGGTCCACAGACATTAGTGCTACAAGTAAACGATGTTTATGAATGTCTCTTCGGTGGAAGCCGAGGTCCAGGCAAAACGGATGCAGGTATTGTATGGCTACTAAAGCATACTGATAACCCAGACTTTAGAGGACTAGTAATAAGACGTAATAGTATAGACCTCACAGACTGGATAGATAGGGCACAACGAATGTATCCTACAGCATCTATAACTGGACAACCACCTACAATAACCTTTCCATCTGGTGCTAAAATACGTACAGGGCATCTGCAAAACGAAAACGCATTCCAAAGGTACCAAGGACACGAGTATCAAAGGATTGTAATAGAGGAATTGACACAGATACCTGATGAGCAGCAATACTTAAAGTTAATCAGTAGTTGTAGATCAACAGTAGAGGGTATTGCACCACAAGTCTTTTGTACAACGAATCCTGGTAACCAGGGACACGCTTGGGTAAAAGCAAGGTGGCGTATAGGCGATAAAGAACCAAATAAAGCATTTAAGGACCCTATAAGTGGGAGGTATAGAATGTATGTACCAGCAACTATTGACGATAATCCAACGCTCGTCAAAAACGACCCAGATTATGTGGCATTTCTGGAATCTTTACCAGAACCACTACGCTCTGCCTGGCGAAAAGGCGATTGGGACGTTTACGCAGGACAGTTCTTCACAGAGTTTACAGATAAGAAACACGTGATAACAGAGTCCAGAGCTAAGGAACTAGGATATGGTTCACATATAAACCACAGGTATATGGGTATAGACTGGGGATACGCAGCACCCTTTTGTTGTTTATGGATTGAGGTTACAAGAAATAATAAGGTTTTTGTATACAGAGAACTTTACGGTAACGAAAAGCATCCAGGTGAGTGGGGTGAGGAGATATCTAAGATTAACCAGCAGGACGATATAGTAATGGCACTTGGCGATCCATCTATGTGGATACGCAATCCAATGTCCTGGAACAATCCAGCAACAACTATGTACAGTGACAAGTCAATAGCACTAGCACTGATGGATGCAGGAGTATCGAACTTACAACCTGCTAACAATAGTAGAGTAAATGGATGGAGAAATATGGCACAGCTGATGCACTTTGATGAAGGTATAGAACCAAATTTTTATATAATAAAAGGGAGCTGCCCTAATCTAGTAAGAACTATACCACTTATGATAAGGGATGAAAAGAACCCTGAAGATTTAGATACAACAGCTGAGGACCACGCAGTGGATGCGTGTCGATATGCTTTAACAAGTGTAGTTGCACCAACTAAAAGCAAGAAGGATAAACCAATCTTGCAGCAGCAGATAGATAATCTGATGATGCCAGAGGAAGAAAGTTGGAACTATGATTTTAATAAGTAGAGGTAATAATGCATAAAGAAGAAAAAAAAGGTGTAGCATCTATGAAGAAACATAATAGTAAACCAAAGAATAATAGCTATGGTGAAATAAATAAACCTAAGATGGTTTTACGTAAGAAAAAGAAAGTAAAATCAGAGGGTGGCTCAGGTAATTATTAATGGGAGCAGGTAACACTAATCCAAATTTAGAAGATAATACTCCTGACTTACAGCAAACAGGACCTATTCATAAGGGTGGTCACAAAGCTATGCGTAAGAAAAAGAAACTTAAAAAGTTACTTGCTTTAAAAGCTATGAAAGAAGAAGGTGGGTCAGGTAACTACTAATGGCTAAAACACCAGCTTGGCAGAGGAAAGAAGGTAAGAGTAAAAGTGGTGGTTTAAATAGAAAGGGTATAGCATCTTACAGAAAAGCTAACCCAGGCTCTAAGCTAAGTATGGCAGTAACCGAAAAGCCTGAAAATATAGAAAAGGGTAGTAAAAAAGACATAAGACGTAAAGCATTTTGTAAAAGAATGTGTGGTATGAAGAAACGATTAACAAGTGCAAAGACTGCTAACGACCCTAACAGCAGAATAAATAAGGCACTAAGAAAATGGAACTGTAGATGTTCATAAGGATAATGGTATGAGTTTATACGAAAATATAAATAGAAGAAAAAGATTAGGTATAAGTAGGTCTAAAGCTAACTCTACTATATCTAATAAGAATTATGCTGATATGGAAGAAGGATTTCCTAACAGTAAAAAGAATAAAAGAAAAGAAAAACTGAAGAAGATTTACAGGAGCTAATTATGACTAAGATGGTGCTTAGAAAAAAGAAATCAGTAAGCTATGAAGGTTTAACTAATAAACAGAATGCTGCACTATCAAAACATAGTGTGCATCACTCTAATAAACATATGGATATGATGGCATCTCTTATGCGTGAAGGTAAAACATTTACTGAGGCACATAATATAGCGATGTCGAAGGTAGGTAAATAATGCCAGATCAATACGATATAGCAGGAAATACAGAGAATATGAGTTCAAGTAACAGGTACGAACCATCTGTAGAAGAAACTAAAAAACTTAAAATGCTAAACGGTATGTTCCAGGCAGCTAAGAAGGCTAAGTCACATAAAATTAAAAGATGGAGACGTAACGAAGAATTATACAACGGTGACTTTTTTAAACCTTTTAACCTACCAAAGTATAAATCTAGAATTGTAGCCAACACAATACACAGTACGCTTGAGACTATCTACTCCATCCTTACAGATAGGTTTCCTAAAGTGGATATAATGCCAAAGAGGGAAGACCAAATAAAATCAGCCAGAATAGCTCAGGACGCTGTTGACAGTGAACTGGATAAAAGAAAAGCAGGTAAAGCCATCAATATGATGAAAAGAGATGGGTTACTATATGGCAACGGTTTTGTCAAAGTAATATATAACGAAGGAAAGGCATCTTTTGTGGTGCCAGATGTATACACTGTTTTCTTTGACCCTCTGGCTACAGATATTGACAACGCTAAGTACGTTACATTTGCAACACCTACGTACCTAAAAGATGTAAGAAAGATGTTTGAGAATGGAAAGTTCGTAAAGCCTGAAGGTTCTATGGATGAGTACAGGTCTTTTATAAGAGATAAAGACGATACTGAGGACTCTATATCACAAGTAACTACAGCATCTGGTGGTAATACAGGTGTATCAAGTGGTATGAGAACTGACTATGTAAGTAAATCACCTGCGTATGATCAGTCAGAAGAAGGTAAAGGTGTGTATGGTGGGCAAGTATTATTAAAAGAATGCTGGTTCTGGGAAGGTGAAAAACTAATGTTAGCTACCTGGGCAGGTAAGGTATTACTACAATTAGTAGAGTCACCATACGAGGATATACCACTAGTTATGTTTAAGAATTACGCAGATGCACATCACCTATGGGGTAAAGGTGAGCCTGAGATTATTGAAAGTTTATCTGTAGGTACAGCAATACTGCTATCACAGGGTATAGATAATATTATATACCACGGTAACCCTGCTATGATTATGAGTAAGTCACTAGCTAAAGAGGTAGGAAATAGACCAAGCGATAAGCCTGGTAAAGTTTACTACACTAATGGACCACACGAACAAATACAAAGGCTAGATGCAGGTAATATGTCCTCATCTACCTTACCTATGTCGCAAACACTAATGCAGATGACAGATACAGTAAGTGGTGTACACGATATTACACAAGGTCGTAATCCATCAGGTGTTACTGCATCACGAGCTATACAGCAATTACAAGAGGCATCGCAGCAAGTAATTAGAGCTAAAGAGCGTGAGGTGGGTACAGATGCTATACTAGACTTATACAAACTAACCCTAAAATTATTACATAGGAACTACGAAGAAGCTATAAGCGTAAGAAAATTTGCACAGGATGGTGCAGGATATGAATTTGAACAAGTAATGCCATATGACATAGACTCTGATATGGACTTTAAGTATGTACCAGGTAGTAGTTTACCTGAGTCAAGAGCAAGTCGTATGGATCAGGCAATGGACCTAATACAAATGGGTCTACTTGACCAAGAAAAGTTTTGGAGATGGACACAAAAAGATATCTCTCAAGAGATACTAGACGAGATATTAGAGCAGAAAAAACTTGCTGTTGAGCAAATGCAGAAGGATATGCAAACAATGCAACAATCCACAGACCCTGCTGAGATAGAGAATGCACAACTAAGACTAAGGGAGGGTATGGGTTTTGGCAGACAGCAAACTGAAGAAGAATAAGGGATTAACCTTACGAGAATGGTGTGTAAGCAATGGATACCCAGGAGTCACTGAGGAATGCATCCTTTCTGCAAAACAGTCTAACAATCCAAAAGTAGCAAGAATGGGTAGTAATGCTCAAATGGTAAGTAATGTTAAACAACGTAAAGTATATGGGAGATAATTATGGCGAAAGCTAAACTAAAAAAGAAAAAAGATTCAAAAAAATCTAGCGTTAAAAAAGGCGTAGCAAAAGTTAGTAAAGGTATGAGAGGTAGAGGTAAAAGTCGTGCAAGACAATCAAGACTAGCACAAATCTTTAACCCAGCTTTTAATGTAAAAACAACTAGAGAAGCAGAAC